GATTCGGACACAATCAAACGTAATAGGGAAATAATGTAATCCTGAACATCAGGGGAAAGACCACGAAAACCGAAATAGCATCATCACGGGTCACAGCCGGATACCTCCACGGAAAATTTTTGGAGCTATGTTAATTTTCTTGGACTTTGCGGCGGTTCGGCTGAACACCTTCTTATCCTTGCGTTTGAGCATTTTCATTACAAATTCCTCCTTAAAGATTTGATTCGGTTAGACTGTTTTTCTTCCTCAACGTCTCGAAGTTCATAGGAATCAAGAGACGTATTAAACAGTTTAGCTTCCATGGCCTGTTGGGCCAGCTTAGCACGCAGGGCTTTTAACTCTGCTGACTTTTCGGGGCATTCAATGTCAAAGAGTTTGTCATAGTACCTCGGCGGCCTGAACTTTTTACCTCCTTTCGGCGTAGAAACGTTGATATACTGTTTTTCAACGCAATCAGGGTTTTCGTCGAAATATGCACGCGCAATCCCAGGCTTTCGGGACATGAGTGTAAACTCAGGCTGAATATTGTGATTTGCATAAAACGTAGCTTCCTTTCCTTTCAGCTTTTTCATAACGTAGCGGGCGGTATATGCACAGGATTCCCAAGTGACTTCACCGACAACTACATAGCCATTAGGCCAACACTCTTGGAGCGAGGGACTGTTATAGTAAGTGTAATACTCACCTCCTTCCTTGACGGTCTTGTAGGGCTGAAGATCATCAAGGTGTAAACCAAACAAAATAGCGTGATAATGTGGCCGGAACGTCTGACATCCGTACTCGCCGGACGCAAAGAACCTAATTTTATCATCTTCGAATTTTTTCCGAATACGTTTCATCAAAAGTTGAAAATCACGCTTCTGTAAGGTCAAAGCTGGGATAGCTTCACCTGTTTCAGGATCAGGGTAATAAGTACGAGGGACGTGGTCATCATCATAGGTGAACGTGCAGAACCAAGCGGAATCATGGTATTTAAGTTCAAGCAAACAACGGTTTGCCCATTGCCATGAATAGTCAATGCGGCATCCGATACACTGACCACAGGGCAATGGAACGAGAGCGGAACGAGGATAGCGGTGATTGTGCCATTCGACATAGGTCTCACAGTCATCCGGGGTATAACCGAGCATCTTCAATTCGGCTTTTCCGTTTTCCTTAGTGCCGATACGAACGGCATAAATGGGATGATAACAAGGCACTCATAGCACCTCACAATTTCCGGCATAGACATATGCCTGTTCATAGTGGTCATCAATGAGCATGAAGCCATGGGAGTAAAGACAATGTACCTGATAGACGTAACCATGTTTCAAATTATCATAATCAGGGCCGTAATAACGCACGAGACGGGGACGCATAAAAAAATCACCTCCTATAAGGTGATAATAGTACGATTGAACAAAAATATCAATTTGCTTATTTGCTAAAGATTTCGGCCTATCATTAGGCTAAATGCACAAATGTGCACGAAACAGCAATATATCTTCTATTTCAATTTACCATTAAATTTTAGGCTTTATTATCTATTATTTTTTAGGAACTTGTATCCTACGGGGGTCTTCTACTAATAGTCTAATCTTGAACTAATATTATTTTCTACCGGAGTGCAAGCAATTCCTACTATGACACGCAAAGTGACCTTTGGTGTCACTGGGCACAGTTAACATCAAGAGAAGTTAACTGTGCCCAGTGTACGCCTAATGTAAATGGACGTACAGTCGGAGACCCACGGCGTTTAGACCGTGGGTCTCTTTTGGCGGCTGACGCCGCTTTTTAAGAAAAAATTTCTTTTATAATTTTCAGAGTAACGGCGGCAACAAGGGACAAACAGCAAACCATGATAATACTTTCCATACTTAACCTCCAATCATATTTAAAAGAGCTCCAAGGGACAATCCAATATTGCCAGCGAGCTGATTCATAAGACTTCCGTTGCCAAAGTGAACATTCTTATCCCAAGTTTTATCCGTAGAATATTTGGAAGCGTCATAAGACTTATCTGCTCCATACTTTGTACCAGACAAATGTTGATCAGCAGAATACCGAGTAGCAGCAGAATTAACCGAAGAACCAAAGATAGACGCTAAAGCAGCCTGACCAGCGGCATACCGAGTGGCAGAAGAACTCATAGCGGCGGCATCACGAGTAGCACCGGCGTGAATGCCAGCTTGCTTAATACCAGCGGCGGCGGCGATCTGAGCAACAATATGCTCCATAGCAGTGTACTTGTCTGCAACGGCTTCCTGTGTACGGGCATTGATATTCGCACTCTGTAGCGCCGTCTGAGCGCTCAGGATGCTTCCGAGTAAGTTAGCTATGGCTCCACTCGTGGAAGTGTCTGCATCGGCCTTAGAGCCGCTCCCAAGGGACGCTGAAGCGGTCGCACCAGAACCAACAGCGGCTCCGTTACCATTCATAGCGGAAAGAACAGGATTAAGACCAGCGGCCATAAGATCACGGACTTCTCTTTGATGGGCGGTATTAGACATCATTTCTTGCCACTGGCGATTTTTAGCAGCTTCGGCGGAATTAAACTGCATCTGTTTAGCAGTCATTTGCTCTGTCCAATCACGTTGAACTCTAGCTTGCTCTGCATTAAAAGCACTATTAGCTTGCGCAACACCTTTCAGACCAGCAATCTGATCGGCGGCACGGTTAACAGCCGGAGCGGCTCCGACACCATCCATTTCGTAAGCGGAAGTAGTGGTACCAAATGCCATTATAACAACTCCTTTCAGAAAAAACAAGAGGGGGCAAAAGCCCCCTCTATGAATCAATGATGATCAATCAGACCGGGGACGCTGTACATGGGCATGGGCCGGGTACAATAGTTCTTCACGTAGATGTCAGCAAAAAACTGATTACTAACAGCAGATGTGACAGCCAAAACACGATCAATGTTTGCCTTGTCCTCTCTGATCCACGAATCAGATAAAGAAGGAAGGGTGCTGTAATCATCAGCCAAATGCCAAACGTCCAAAGACTGAGCATAAGCAGACCTCATTTCACCGGTCACCATATTAGGCTTGTAACGATATTCGGCCCAAGCTTCCTGATAACCAAAGACTTCATTATCCTTGTCCGTACCTTGTGCAAAGATTTCCTTGTTCTTGATAGCCTGTTCGCCAATGTTAGCGAAAACGGGCCAATAGAAATCAAACTTATCCTTGCGAGACCAGAGCCGATTAAGGCCCTGCTGATAGGTATGGTCATAACGAGCAACCATAACGCCGATGATCAAGCCATGCTCTGTAAAAGACTTGGTAAAGTCAGAATGTTTGTCGGTGGTAAGAGACTGACCAACAACGGTACCTTGCGGCGTGCCGGAAGATTCCGTGCCGGACTGCTGTACAATCTGATTGATGTTGATAGGAACTCTGTTACCGCCGAGATATTCGGGACGCTGTAAGCGAGCATCCGGGGACGTTACACCGAAGAAAGAGCGGACAACTTCCGTATAGCGAGAACCGCCGCGGGCCTGACGTTCATAGAACTTCTGAATCTGGAAAGCGAGACGAAGCTGGTTAATGGTAGCGGCGGCGGCATTACCGTCAGCAACGGCCCAAAGGTTACTAATAACAGGAATAGAACCAAGTCGATTACCAGGAGCGGGAAAAGAACCAGCAACCTGATCACCAGACGAAGAATCAGAAGAAACTTGAAAACCAAGACCTGTATTAGAACCACCTGAATTAACTTCAGCCTGAAAAATCTTTGCCTTATACAAAGTGCCATCAAGCAAAGAATCGGGTACCAAAGTAGATTTAGGGATGACAGGATAACTTCCAGCTTGAGCAACAGGAATAGTTACATCCGGGCCTTTCTGCGGAGCGGGGAGAGCAGAAGTGAAATAATCATGATACTTGGCGGCGATAAAGGGCTTACCGCCCTTGGCCACATCTGTCACGAATGTCCCAGAGTTAACACCGGCCACGGTACTATCATCCGTGGGAACAACAAGAGGATCTTGGAGGTTTTGATCTCTGAACCACTCATTAATAATCAGGGCATAAGCACGGAAGGGAAGAGCAGATACAGAGAGACCAGCAACGCCAGTTGGGATGCCGAAATAGTCAGCAAGAGTTCCAACACTCCATCCTTGACCAGCTGGGCTTGTAATCTGGGGCATAGTATATTCAGTTTGCGGAATCCATGCACTCTCCGTATTTTCACCACAGAACTCCTTCCAGTGATCCCAAACAAGCCGGTTGGGGACAAAGAAATAGTAGGTATCCAGATACACGTTGTCCATCATAGGGGTGAGCAAAGTCTGCATACGGACAACCTTGGATGTATCTACGCTGAAAGTATCGCCGGGCAACACTTCTTCGAGGAAAAAAGGGACTACGTCACCGGCATTAAACGAGGTCTTCAGGCTGGCGGAGCGGTCAAAGCGAGAGCGGGAGATGTCTACATGGGGAGACAAACTGAAATGGGATTCGGTGTTTCTATTCATTCTTTAACTTCCTCCTTTACCGTAATAGCGGGTGTAACTTCTTTAGGCTCTACGGCCTTAATACCGAGCTTGTCGAGGAAATCAGCTTCACCAGAAGCGGCAAGAAACTCAGTAAAGCTGTTGCCGAACTTCTCACGAGTTTCCACAGGCAGAGCCATGAACTGACGTTCCATTTCATTCATGTGGTTGAGGGCTTCGGCATAGGTCTTCGGGAAGTCGAGGAAATCACCATAGAAACCTTGCTTCTGAGACAAAGCGTCTACATCGCCATTGGCGTAACGCTTCATGAGAACGTGGATATCACAGCTTTCGGCATAAGACTGGATATAATCATACAGGTTTTCACGGCCAGATTCTTCGAGGACTACACGGCCCTTTTCGTCATAGTGGCCGGCATAGGTGATATGCTCAGGAGAACCGGGGTCAGTAAAGACACGGTCACGAGCGTCATACTGCGTTTTAAATTCCATATTGTCACTCCTTCACAAGACACTGGGCGGCGTCGCAAAGCTGGCGAGGGGGGTTAAGCGGCTCAATATAGCCGCCGACGTTATCATAGGTAGCGAGCTTATACAAAGCGAAATCGTTGGGATGCGAAGCAAGCAGGGAATCAGGCTGTCTGACAGCATGTTCAAAGTTACGAACAGCGGTAGCATCATTTACATCGACGGTGCAGGGCATGAACGTAGACTTGGCGTCCTTGATAGCATAGATACCGGTAATCATTTCTTATTCTCCTTTCGTGTCCGATTCGGACACAATCAAACGTAATAGGGAAATAATGTAATCCTGAACATCAGGGGAAAGACCACGAAAACCGAAATAGCATCATCACGGGTCACAGCCGGATACCTCCACGGAAAATTTTTGGAGCTATGTTAATTTTCTT